CCATTTTGTTGGCCTGATCAAGGTCTGAATAGAATCTGTAGATGATGCCATTGGTGAGGATGCCAAAACGCGATTCAGTGGCATGGAAATAGCGGTGAAGCTGCGAGGCATGATCTTTCTTCAAGTCTGCCCCGCACCACTTGCATTCGATCAACATGATGATTTGATCATCCTTGCGAATGGCATAATCAACCTTTTCACCTTTCTTGGTGCCAATATCAGCGGTGAATTCGGGGATGACCTCAATGGGATTGAATACATCGTAACCAAGGGCAGCAATAAAGGGCATGATATATGCGTTCTTCGTCGCCTCTTCTGTCTTGATATGCTCCCGCTGCTTTTCAATGCGCCCTGCAATATCCCTAAGCTTGTCGATTAAATCCATACTACCTCCCTTCTCGGCTCCAGACTAAGCGTAGCCCTGTGCTTTTTTTTGTTTTTTGCGTGCGGTGTCAGCCATGTTGTGAATTACCGCTACAATCGACTCCAAGGCGCAGGCATCTATAACACGCATGTCGCGGATCACATCGATTTCAAGCGGACTTAAATTATCAGGCACCGGCTCGCCACGGCCATCGTAAATTTTCGGAGTGGTGTGTTCGTGTACTTCGTGGGTGCCTTTCAGTTCAGTGAATGATTTACCCAGCGGCTTGGCAATAATTCTCAGTTCGGCATCGGTCGGATATGCACGGGTCGTCAACCACATTTCGACTGTTTGTGCTGCTATTGGCTGGTCACATTGCTGCATAAGATCTAAAGAATCCCATTCTTTGTCATGCATCGCATCGCTGATGCGCTGCTGGACTGGCGATAAAGCACCAGATTCGAGCCAAGCAGTGGTACAGCCTGTTGCGTCTGCAACTTTGGAATACTTTTTAGGTGGAACGCCTCTGGATAGCCAATTCGTTATGTTCTGAGGCGACTCCCCAAGCGTCCTGGCAAACTCAGCCTTTGACCCGCATATACAGTCAATTAGATGACCTAAACGATCCCCTGAAGTTTCCATAGAATGAATCATATTGTTTACATTTTGTTTATCCATAAACAATATGTTTGACATATATAAACAGCCTGTTTATACTTGCCGCATGAACGTGATGGAAAAGATTATTACTGCAATTGGAAGCCAGGCAGAACTGGCTCGGAAATTGGATGTCAGTCCGATGGTGGTCGCTCAATGGAAGTCTCGAAATGAGGTTCCAGCAAAGTGGGTATTGCCAGTTGAGCGGGTTACGGGTGTGTCTTGTTCAGAAATCCGGCCAGACCTGTATCCGCCTGATCGCTTCAAGGGGGCAGCATGAGTGCTTTTAATGAATTGAACGGTGACGATCTTGTTATGTGGTATAAACAAACGATAACAGCCTGTCTCGCGGCTGAATTTGATTCGCATAAGATGGCAGACACCTTTTTGATGACGGAATTTGAGCCTGAAATAGAACGTATGGCGGCAATGCTCTGGATTCTGCGCGATAAAGCTGCCGAACATCATCGCGACATTGCCAATGACACAATCAACCGTGCTGTCCGAGATTACGATATCTTGGCCGCGCATCAGCGGGGCGTTTATATATCTCAATTGGAGACCATCGTGAAAGATTTGGCATCGCCAAGGGCTCTCTGCACCTGCGATGACCAAGACATTATCCAGCCTGATTCGGAGGCAGCATGAACATGAAACGCGACATTGAGAAACGACTCGGAATGCATGGGGCTCACCCTTCTATACCGCATGGCGCACTACTTACCTCGCTAGTTAAGAAGTATGGCGAGTTGGAAGTTGAGCTTGCTGTTGCCGATAGGCTGCGCTCTAGCGTATTTGATCGAATGCTGGATCTGGTGCGCCCCACAATGACCAGCGATGAATGGATTGAACTCACGCAATCTAAGCGGCACCCAGTTCTGCGTCCGATAGCTAAATTGGTTGACGGCAAGTTGGTAGATGTAACATGAAGGTAGTCGATAAAGCCGCGCTGCGGGCTGCTATCCGCCGTGATTGGGGTGGGCATGCTATTTATGTTTCAACACGCAGGCGGACAGCACATCAAGCCAGTGTCGCACGTCAGCTCGGTATTCAGCATCAAAACCATCGCGGCTCATCAAGTCTTCGATGGTATCGTAAAGGATGGTCAGCCGTGCGCGCATTTGTTGGCGGTCAAGATTCATGAGCGGCGCGGTGATTTTGAATACTTCGATCAAGGCCGTGTGTTGGGCACTCAGAGCGCGGTGCGCATCTTCGAGTGCGGCGAGTCTGTTTTCTATGGATTTATTCAATTTCGTCTCCGTGTTTTTGGTGTGTGTTGTGAGAAGCCAAACCATAGGCGCGGAGACGAACCACCGCAAAAAAGGAGGGCTGATATGCAAAGCATTCGTTTGATGATCCCCGAAACAATCCCGGCGGCAGAGCGGCAGGAAGTGTTGGCGCGCGTTCGGCGTGACCAGCGTGATTTGGAAGACGTGATGGACGATGCTCGATCGTCGGGCGTGGTGCCGTTGGATGGTTGGCGTTGGCTGATCGGGCGCATGCGTTCGCTGAACGCGTTGGAAAAGGCATGGATGGAGGTGCAATTATGAATAGTGAATTGGGAACGAAGAGGCGTAAAAGGGCGAGCGCGCAGCAAGATATCTTGCGTGATTTTGTGCGCTCCGAGACTGAGGCAGCGGCGGCAGTGATTATGGTGCTGGCGGCGCGCATTACAGCTACAACAAAGCATGATGTGTTTGTCCATTATGCCGCACATGTGAATGAACTACAGGTCAATCTTGATAAGGGGGGTTGGCAGCGCGACCTGGATAATCGCGTAAAAATCGGCGACGTTAATTTAGATGTAAGTGACGCAGATGATCTGGCCAACATGATCCGGCGATTGCAGGACATACTCAATGGCGACATGGACGAGCCGGCGAACAGCACGCCGATCCTGCACGCGATTGACCAGGTGAACGCGGCGTGAATGGCGAAAGTGGCGGCATTGTGATCATGCCACCGACCGCATCGGAGAAGGCGGCTGTAGTGGCTGCGTTTCGGAGAGCGGGAGAGCGAAAGCGGGCGGCGGGTGTTGTTCATGGGGACAATACTCATCCTTTACCCGCGTCTGCATCCATCAGTAACAGCAAGGGGGATTCGCATGCCATGTATTGAGAATGATCGCGCCTGGCTGCGCGTGTTGGCCGCATACCATGATTCAGTGGTGCATGTGCCTGGTCTGACGCGGGTTGACCGCAATGGCGATAAGATCAAGCCGCTGGGCTTAAAAGAGGCGGCGCGGATTGCTGGGCTATCCGTATCGGACATGGGCAACCGCGTGAGCGTGAACATGCAGGAAGCGCGGCCAACGCTGGAAGGCTTTGTGCGACATCTGTTATCGGGCATGGATACATCTGCCCTGGATGAAATCGAATCGGCCTGTGGACGTGTGGCCATCAAGCTGCCGGATATCCACGACCATGCCGATCTGCAGGCCGAAGTGCTGGCATCAGGCAAAGAGTTCGGAGATGTATGCCGTGCCATATCCAATGCAATCAGCCCCGACTCACACAAAGGCCGGCGCATTTCACGCCGCGAACTGGACGGCATCCACCGCGAAATCGATGAAGCCGTAGCGCAATTATACGAGCTGCTCGCAGCCGTTGAGGAAGTGGCGATATGATGCACCTATGGTGGCGGTTTCGGTGCATGATCGGCTGGCACGATTGGTTCCATTTTAATTCCTGCAAGTGCTGTGAAAGCTGTGGCAAGCTGGTCAAGCATTATCCGGCATCAGGGCTGGAGTGGCCACGCAAATGACCGGCGCTGTGAACGCATATGCATTTATAGATGTGAACAGACTGCCGGAGTTCAACCGGCGGGAGGTTGAACTTATTGAGCGTACATCGCCGCTGCGTGCGTTTGGGCTGGAGCCTGACGTTTATGGCGTGAATTCGCTGGGCATGGTCACGTCTGTCATGTGGTCGGAAAAGCGCAAATGCGAGCACTGCGATGGCGATGGAACCGTTGAATGTAGCCAATGCGGGCACGAAGATGAGTGCAACAAATGCGAAGGCTCCGGCCTGTCATATAGCAATCAGGTGCTGGTTACGCGATGCGATGGCAGCACCATCATTAAGATTTTCAACCGTGGTTTTGCAAAACGCATCCTGGAGTGCGGGTCAGAAGAGTCCGACGATCTGATTGTGCATTCGGATGCATGGGGAGTGGTGTAAATGGCAGTCCACAGATGCAACCGCAAAACATGGCAGATCGGTGACCTGGTGATCCATGATCGCGATGCCAAAGAGCATCGCATGCTGCGGGTGGTGGTGGCGCGGTTGCCGGGCGGCGAGATTCGCACGGTGTTCGCATTTCGGCATGAACTGCCGGAATCATGGCGGCGGCGCGTATCCAACGACCGCCCCGAATCCCTGCACGATCCCCGCCGGTTTCATATTTCAACAGCAAAAAGGAGGGCGGCATGATGATCGGGAGGGAGTTTGTGCATTCGGTCGGCTTTGTGTGGTTCGGTATATGGCTGGCACTGGTCGGCATTTGGGTGGCGCTGTGGTGGGTAATATTTAATTGATGGGAGGTGGAATATGAAATTAAAGATGAATCGCAAAGGCGCGTGGGCGGACGTGGTTGAGTTTACCTCACGCGATCAGCGGCAGGTTGAAGATGCGGCGCAGTTCCTGGCATCGCTCGGCGGCATCAATGGCATGAAGATTGTCGATGATGGCATCGATGTGGGCTGGTGCCTGAAGCCTGATTTTGAGTGGGTGATCCCCGGTGAATAATCTCAGAGCGGGGACATGCGAGGACTGCGGGCGCTATTGGGCTGTGACCAGCGGTGGCCTGAATGATGATGGCCAGTGCATGGAGTGCGAACGCCGGCTGCCCGTGCAGCACAATGATGCCCGCTATCAGCAGGCCAATGATTACGAGATGCCGATAGAAGATGAACTGGCCAAAGCCGGCGCGGGGCTGGGTGTATGAGCGCCGCACCGATGGTATGGGCAGTGGTGGACGCACGCGGGCAGGTCACGGGGGCGGTGTTCGAGCATCATGAGGATGCCATAATTGATTGCGAGATGAGCAACGAAACGATCCGCGCCAATCATGCCGCTGTGCATGTCAACTGTTGCAGCATCAAATCATTCCCGTTCATCCCCAATCAGCTCAAGTGATAGCCCCGTCCCCCGTGATGGGTGAAAGGAAACGCGCCTGTTCACAAGCCTGTGAACACATCAACACGCAGGTCACCAAGGCTGGTCACCATGTAAAAGGTACTTCCACCACTTTACGCACTGCGGGTAATTCGAGGCGCGTTTGTTGGCTAGGTAGTGGCTGTGAAACATACTGAACACGGGGAGTTGATTTGATTTCTGTGCAGGTGGATACGAAGCCGCTCAAACGGTGGCTGTCGGATATCGAGAAGAAGCAGTTGCCGTTTGCGACGGCCAAGGCGTTGACGATTACGGCGCGCGATGCCAAGCGGGCGGTGGATGCGCAGTTGCCCAAAAAACTGGACAGGCCAACGCCGTTCACGCGGCGGGCGATCGGCATCAAGGCGGCGCGCAAAACACTGCTGCAATCCGAAGTGTTCGTGAAAGATACCCAGTGGGAATATTTGAAATATGCCATCGAGGGCGGCACCCGCACGCCGAAGCGCAATGCGATTGCCACGCCGGGCAGCAAAACGCGATTGAATAAATACGGCAACATGCCACGCGGCAAGGCGCACAAGTTGCTGCAGAACAAGGCAAAGTATTTCTCCGGCACACCAGCAGGTCACCCCGGCGCACCGGCTGGCATATGGCAGCGCATGGGTCGCGGTGGTCGCGGCAACATTCGCCTGGTGGTGCAATATAAAAAACAGATCACATATAAAAAGCGTCTGCCGTTCCGCAAGATTGTTGAGGGCGTAGTGGCGCACCGCTGGCGCAGGAATTTCGAGCAAGCATTCGCCGATGCGATGAGGACGGCGCGATGAGTGTTTGGGTAAATTATGATCAGGTGATTTCTGATATGGAATCGCTGGGGCTTGACCTCTCGCGTTTTGAAGTCGGCACGACGAAAGATGTTCGTTGCCGCGTGGCTGGTGAGAAGGGAACCAAAGGCTGGTATCGGTTGCATGAGCAGCCGGTCGGCGGGGAAATATATTTGGTCGGGTCATACGGTGTGTGGCACGGCAATGACAACAATGCCGTCGGCATCAAGATTCCGCGCGATGCCAAGGCATCAAAAGAGGATAACGCACTGGTGCGCAAGCGCATCATGGCCGACCAGAAAAAGCGCGATGCTGAACTCAAGCGCAGCCAGCAGCGGGCGGCGGTCAAGGCTATGCAGGAATGGCGCAAGATGTCTGCCGAGGGCGAATCAGGCTATCTGGCGCGCAAGCAGATCAAGCCGTTCGGGGTGCGATTCTCCGGTGGTGCGCTGGTGGTTCCGATGCTCGATACTGCCGGTGCAGTTCATGGACTCCAGTTCATTCTGGACAAATCCAATCCGGCGCATCAGCCGAAGATCAAAAAGATGGACGGCTCCGATAAACGATTCTGGCCGACCGGCATGGCCATGCACGGTCACTTTTGTCTGATTGGTGCGCCCGATCCGCGCGGCGTGAATCTGGTTTGTGAGGGTTATGCGACTGGTGCCAGCCTGCATATGGCTACGGGTCTGCCGGTGTTCGTGGCGTTTAATGCGGGCAATATTCTGCCTGTGCTGCTGGAGATTGATAAACACTATCCCCGCGCCCGTTTCCTGATCTGCGGTGATGATGATTACCTGTGCCGGTGTGGCCATATTGTCGAACCGGCCACGGAGACAACGGCTGCCAAGCGATGCGCCCATCAAGTCCGCGTGGCCGATGATGCAGGCAAGATCATCCCCTGTTCCGTTTGCAACAATGCGCACGGCAAGATTAACACCGGCGTTTCGGTTGCCATGAAGGCGACCATGAGCATCGATCATGCCGCCTGGGTCGTGCCGCAATTTGTGGATCGCACCGATCCGAAAACCGGCAAGCCGGTGAAGTGGACAGATTTCAATGATTTACACGTTGAGGAGTCCATCCAAGCCGTGGAGGCGCAGATAACCGCCGCCATCGCTGATAAATTCCCCACATCTGGTGCCCCTGCCTCTCCCGCGCGGGACGCGCACAACGGGGGGGCGGGGAAAGGCAAGTTGCGCCTGCTCACAATAGAAGAGGCGGTGGAACAATATGCGCTGGTGTATGGCGTGAAGGATACGATGTTTGATTGCGTCGCCCGCAAGCTGGTGCCCAAGTCATGCGTGCTGGATATCACGCGGGGGCGCGCCTGGGATGATATCAAAACGCATCCCGATTTTCTGATTGTCGATATCGATCATGTCGGCTTCGATGCCAGTGAGTCTGATCCATCCGTGCATCTCAATATGTTCGGTGGCATGGATAGCGTGCCGTGCGACAAAGAGCCGTGCGATGCCGTCCGGGACATTATTGATTACCTGGTCGCCTCCGAAAACGAACCGCGCAAAGTGCGGCATGAGCTGCTGTGCTGGCTGGCCTATCCGCTCCAGAATCCCGGCGCGAAGATCGACTGGTCAATTGTCATGCACGGCGACCAGGGCGCTGGCAAGTCGATCCTGTTTGAAAAAATCATGATTCCGATATATGGAAAATATGCCACCCTGATCGGGCAGGAAGCTCTGGATGATAAGTTTAATGAATGGGCCAGCAAAAAGTTATTCATTGTGGCTGATGAAGTGGTTGCGCGGCAGGAATTATATCACACAAAAAACGTGCTTAAAAAATACATCACCGGCAAATACATCCCGATCAACCCGAAAAACGTGGCGAAATATACCGAATGCAATCAGATGAACTTCGTCTTTTTGTCGAATGAGGATAAGCCGGTGGTGCTGGAAGATGGCGACCGCCGCTATCTGGTGATCCGTACACCCGAAACGCCGCCGCCCGATGGCATATTCAAGCGCATCGGCCATGAAATCGAGCACGGCGGCATCGCATCATTCCATGCCTTCCTGATGAACTACGATTGTGGCGATTTCGATCCGCATGGCAATCCGATCATGACCTATTCCAAAGAGGAACTGCTCAGTCTATGCAAAGAGCCGCCGATAGAATTCGCCGATGAATGGCTGGCTGGCAGTCTTGATTTGCCGGTGACGTGCTGCCTGTTGGATGATCTCTATCAATGCTTCCGGCGCTGGTCTGATCGATCTGGCGAGCGGTTCATTGCCACCAAGCGCGCGTTCTCATCGCAGTTGCAGCGGCATCCGGAGATCCAGACCGGGCGCAAGGCACGAAAACCGGTGATGCAGGCCAATGGCAAAGCCCAAACGAAGAATGTGGTGCTGATTTCCGACGATCCAAAGCCGGATGGCGAGACGATGATGACCTGGCTTGCCGCCCGATGTCGCGATTTTCAGGCCGCAATGGGTGATTTTTAATGAACCGTTTGGCACTTATGGCACATAAGCCGCCCCGTTTGGCACATCGTTTGGCACTGCAAACCGTTGCGCCCCTTGCGTTTGGCACTTATGGCACATCAGCGCGCACGTATGCGCGACGCACGCACGCATCACCACCCCATCTTTTTATACTCTCACATACGCGTAAAACGTGGTGTATATGTGCCATAAGGTGTTTATATAGTTTTAAACGATTGAAAGATAAAGGTTTTTCTGTTTGGCACTTCTCTGGAAAATCTTTTTTTGACTGCCATAAGTGCCAAACGTGGAAGGGAAAACAAAAGGAGAAAATATGAACATTAATCAAGAACGAAAATATGACGCTGTGGACGGCAAGATCGTCAATCGTGCAACTGGGAAGCCTATCCCTGATCACGAACCAATTATGATTTTCAGGGCGAAAGACAGGAATGCTGTTAAAGCAATTCTTGCATATCGAGATTCCTGCAAAGATCCACTTCACAGAGCCGTTATTGAAGGCCGGGTGAATGACTTCATAGAATTCCAGAAGTCAAATCGAAATATTACAAGGGAACCCGATTCTGATTCTTCATGTTTACCCGGAAGCCAGCCCGTCCAGTGAACATCATCGAATGCAGAGCATGCGGGGCGGCGTATTGGTCGGCGGCGGTGCATATGGGCAGGCCGGTGTCCGGGGCGATTGCGGGCGGGCCTTGTTGCCGGGGTGTTGCAGTGCTGGATATCGAACGCTATCCGACTGAAAAGGCGGCATTGAAAGCCTATCCGGCATGGCGTGATGCTGATCTGGCCGCCATGCGGCGCAAGTGGAAAGGAAAAGCAGCCACGGATGCACACCGATGAACACAGATAAAAAGCTTTTCTTCGTGTTCTTCGTGCCCTTCGTGGTGAAAGATTTTGATTGTGAGGTGAAAGATGGCAACAGCGAATCCTGAGAAAACTGCGCGGATGAAATTGGCGGTGCGTGAAGTGCTGGCCGGGCGCATGGATTATAAACAGGCGGGGGCGCGTTTTGATCTGCATCCGCGTTCGGTGGCCAATGCAGCATGCAAAGCGCGCCGTGATCAGCGCATGCCGGGTCTGCATCCGGCGTTGATGGTGTTCGCATGAGCGGTGCAACCATGCGCCCGGTGTATTGGCGTACGTCGCATTTGCGGCAGGTGGCTATGCCTAGCGTGGCGTGTCCGCGTGTGCATCAGGTGGGCACGGATGGATATACCACCGATTGGCTGAGCTGCATCCATTGCCAAAGTTGTGCGCTGTGTGCGCATATCGATATCGATCTAAAAAAACAAACCGGCGAGGTGGAATGTGGGGCAATTGAGAATGGAGAATTGTGAATTGAAAACAACGCAAATGCTGCCGGTGCTGCTTATCGCCATCAATCTGGCCTCTGCCGGTGTCTATCTGGCTGATGGGGATTGGCGAAAGGTTGTCTACTGGGTGTCCGCCGCGTGTTTGACGTTTGTGGTGACGTTCTGATGGGTGATCGAGTCAATCAGGCTGAATTCGCGCGGATGCAGGGGTGGTCGCGGTCGCATGTTACCGGGTTGAAACAGGCCGGGCGGCTGGTGATGGAGGATGGCAAGGTGCTGGTGGATGAATCGCTGGCGCGGATTGAGGCGACCAAAGACCCGAACCGGGAGGATGTCGCCAAGCGGCACGCTGTGGAACGTGATGCGGATGCCTTGCCGGATGATGGCGAAGCGCAGCATGATTATCAAAAAGCCCGAGCCAAAAAAGAGTATTTTTTAGCCAAACAGGCAGAGGCCGAGTATCAGGAGCGCATCCAGTTGCTGGTCAAGGCCGATGATGTGAAGCGGGCGTTTGCGGCGCAGTGGACGCAGCTCAGGATCAGCATGGATCACCTGCGCGATCAGATATCCGCTGAACTGGCGGGCATGGATGATGCCGATCAGATCCACGCCACCATGGGCGAACATTTCGAGCAGCTCCAGTCGGAAGTCTGCCGCAACCTGCAACAATGGGCAGAAACGGAGTCAAAATCATGAATAGTCAAAAGCAACTCACCACGAAGGACACGAAGAGCACGAAGGAAAGACAAAAAAAGATATGTGCGATGCCTGTGCCAGATTTGTCTCTTTGTCATTATGGTGAGTTTATCAAGTGGAACGATGCCATGCGGAAGGAAATAGACAGCAGCTTTGGTGTCCCTCATCGCCTTCTGGGTAGAGATAGCGATGCTTATTGATTTTCTTCGTGCTCTTCGTGTCCTTCGTGGTGAAAGGGGGTTTGACTGATGCTTGATGGGGCTATCGTTGCCACCGAGGCGGCAATCAGGGGATTCAGGCCGCGCAAGCGATTGACCGTGTCGGAGTGGGCGGATACGCATCGGGTGTTGACTACGAAATCATCACCCGAGCCGGGGCGGTGGCGGACTTCGCGCAATCCGATGCTGCGGGAGATCATGGACTGCATGTCTGATATGTCGCCGGTGCGGGAAGTCACGATCAAGAAGGCATCGCAGGTCGGCATTACTGAGGGGCCATTCATTTCCACCATCGGCTACTATATGGATTATGCGCCCTGGCCTGTCATGGTATTGCTGCCGACCATCGATCAGCGCAATTCTTGGCGTATTCAGAAATTGAATCCCATGCTGGATGATACGCCGGTCATCCGTGACCTGATTGATAACCGCTCCCGCTCGTCATCGAATACGCTGGATGCCATCGATTACGGCGCGTCGATCCTGTATCTCTCCGGCGGCAATTCGCCGAACTCGTATGCGCAGAAATCCGCCCGCGTGGTGTTGCTGGATGATCTGTCCCGCTTCCCGTCATCGATCAAGGGCGAGGGCGATCCGGTGGAGCTTGGGCGCACGCGATACAAGGCCTTCAATCGCAACTATAAATTTCTCAAGGCATCGACAGCCACGGTGGAGGGCGCATGTCTGATCACGCGCGAATACGATGCCGGTGATGGGCGGCAGTATCATGTCCAGTGCCCGCATTGCGCGGAATTCATTGTGCTAAAGATGGATCAGTTGTTTGCCGATGAGGCACTGACCGAGGCATGGTACACATGCGAAGCCTGCGGTTCGGAGATTGATGAGAAACACAAGGCCGCTATGTTCGCCGAGCGTGGCCACGGCGGCACGGCGCGATGGGTGGCGCAGCGTCCGGAGATTAAACACCACCGGAGCTATCACATCTCCAGCCTCTATGCCATGCCTGGACTGGGGCCATCGTGGCTTGATCTGGTCACCATGTTCCGCCGCATCCTCAAGGGCGATGATAAAGAGCAGTTGCAGGTGTTCGTCAATTCCTATCTGGGCGAAACCTGGAAGGATAGCAGCAGCAGCGTTGAAGCCTCCGAAATGATCCAGCGGGCGAATGAGGATGGCTTTGAACTCGGCACCATCCCGCCCGGCGTGCTGGCCATCACGATTGGCGTGGATACGCAGGATTCATGGCTGGAATATACCCGGCTGGGCTGGTGCTACGATTTCGAGCATGATCGCATCCACCACACCATCATCGATCACGGCCAGATCCACGGCGATACTTCCAGCCCGCAGGTATGGGATGAACTGGAAACCGAACTGAACACGCCGATGGTGAACAGCTACGGCAAAGAAATGATGCCGCGCGCCGTGGCGATTGATAGCCGTGGACACCGTGCCAAAGAAGTGCGCGATTTTGTGCTAAGGAAAAGCCTGAAGGTGAAAGTCTACGCTATCCAGGGCGCGACCACGCGCATGTACCGCGCCATTGCCACGTCCGGCTCATTCCCCACCAAAGACAAACGCGGCAAAATGGTGCGGCGTGGTTACTGCACCTGGAACGTCGGCACCGAATACTGCAAGCACTACATTTTCCGCAACATCACCAGCGACGGCCAACGCCCGATCCACGAGCGCGCTTTCCGTTTCCCGGCGGGCATGACTGAGGAATACTACAACGGCCTGCTCTCGGAAGTGTACGACGAAGTCAAAAAACGCTATGTGCAGCGCATCGGCAGCAAATACAAACGCAACGAGCCGATTGATTGCTTTGATGCCGAAACGGATGTGCTTACGGCAGATGGCTGGATGCGATTTTCCACATTAACAGGAGACGAGCGTCTGGCAACGGTAGCTCTGGATACTGACTTGATCGAATATCAGTACCCGACGGCCATTATCGACAAGCCGTATGATGGCGAGATGGTGCAAATTAAAGGCAGTCGAATTGATATACTGGTCACGCCCAATCATCGCATGGTGACGCTGCAAAAGGAGCCATCAAAAACAGCGGAAGGCAAACGGAGCTGGAGATTTGACGTGAAACCGAAGATCACTCTAGCCAAGGATTTGAATGTCCATACGGCGATCAAGTTGAATGCGACATGGCAGGGCGATGGCAAGCAAGTCGTGCGCATCCCTGAATTTGTCTCTGCGCAGGGCGTGCTTATCGCTTCCGCTGTTGAGGTTGATATTTTTGATATGGCCGCATTCTGTGGCTGGTGGATATCTGAAGGCTCGGCAACTTCGCTGGTATCAAAAACACAAGGCAATCGCCGCCATGTTGTCAGGGTTTCACAAATAAAGAAAAAGGAGCGCGCAAGCATCGGCGAATTGCTGGGCAAGTTGCCTTGGGCATGGCACGAAGAGAAAAACGGCTATGCATGCTCATCACGCCAGCTTTATGATTTTGTGTGTCAGTTCGGACGGCTTCAGGCTGATCGTGTCGTTCCGGATTTTGTCCGCCATGCTGATGCTGATGTGATCGGCGTATTCCTTGATGCGGCCATCGCCGGTGATGGCTGGATTCAGAGGAAGGAGCAGCACCATAGAAAAAGCAGGGTATACGCAACAACATCGAAGCGGCTGGCAGATGATGTGCAAGAGTTATTCATCAAGATCGGCCATGCGGCCACGATGCGGATTGTTGATCCGGAGGGGTGGCACATAGCTGGGAGATCAGGCACGATATGCAAGCGTCAGTACCATGTTTATGAGCGTCTGGCATCACGCGCATACCTGGATGGCGGTGGCTGCGGCAAGCGTGGTTATTTTGGCAAGCGAGTCAATTATTCCGGTCGCGTCTATTGCGCCACAGTGCCGAATGGAACACTGATTGTCAGGCGTGGTGGCAAGACGTTTATCGCTGGAAACTGTATGGTCTATGCCTGGGCAATCGGCGACCACCGCGAAGTCCTGATCGGGCGCACCCGCAAGGGCGATCCATATCCGCGCTACTGGAAACGCCTGGCTGATTTGTATGAGCCAGCCGATGCCGAGTCTGGGGAAAATGATGGCAGCGGATCAGGCGGCGAGCCGAAGAAAGTCAAGCCGGCAACCGCCGCGCCGGTGAAGGTGTCCAGCAGCGGCGGGTTTGGTTCATCAGATTGGAAAAAGAGGGGCTTCGGGCGATGAGTTCAAATGATAATTTTTTGGTATTCCTGATGGACACCCTGCGCAGCCGCCTGGGTGGCGATACCCTGACCGAATCCAAGGCCGATGAAATCAAGCGGGACATCATGCTGCGCTACGGCGGCGATTCGGCCTACATCTGCAAAATCGACCCGGAGCGCAGCAAGAAGATCATGATCGAGTTCAATGGACGCAACCGCGATGATGTGTGTCGCCGCCATAATATCAGCCGTTCGCAGTTTTACTCTATTCTGAAGGGAAGGGAGCGTGAGTGATGGGCAACTCCTTCTTGGTGAAGCTCATCTGAGCCGGTTTTCAGGCTGAATGAAGGAGTTTTATCACTCCAATAATAATGATGACGACAGTGAATAGGCTGCCAATAATAAACCGCTGAGTGCCTATTCTATCTTTGCGCTCCATCTTGTTTATCTCATCCCTTGCCATGCTTAGCGTGAAGGATATTTCCTTGAGCGCATCATGATCGTGTGCGCATGATTCATAATATTTATCTCTGTTCTTATGGTTGCTGCGTTTGTTCTCATCCAATCGGGTGGTGATGCCATGCACATTCTTTTTGATCTCAATATAATTATGAACAACTGTTATCACATGCGCGGATTGGCTGTAATCAAGTTGAAAGGCTCGGATATCCTCAAGCAGAAAAATAACGGCACTTTCATTGGCATCATAAATAGCTCTTTTGCAATGCCCTACGGCCTTTTCAAGGTTCTCGTCAGGATTATCGTCAGATGTTGCTTTTGCAATGTGGTAGCCTGCATAACGCAACTCATTGATGCATGGGATATTCAGATTGGAATCAAGATGCTCGGATTTTTTAAGGTCGACCTCAGCCCTGTCGAATAATGCTACAATTTCGCTGAGTTTCTTTTTCTGCGCCTCAGTCAGCAAGAAAGTCGTGCTTTGACAGACGATCAATGCGTGCGTTAATGTCCGAACGTGTTGAGAACTGGCCGCGCTGTAGTAGCGAACTGCCGCGTGATAGTTTGCTCACAATGGATTTGGTGGCTTTTGCTTTGCGATCTTTCTGTGATACTGTGGATGGCTTTGAATACTTAAACGCCGCATAGAGTGAATGCAGATTCATGGTGCCTCCTTTTCTTTTAGGCATTGCCTGAGAAATTTCCCGGCAATGGCGTGAGTCTGTGTTAATGTAATCTGCCGCATACATTAATAGAATTTAATGCAGCTTATTGAACGACCCGAACGTTATCCTTTTCTCATCTAAAATGGTAATGTTTTTTAAGGATAGTGCGTTATATCGGCTTGATATTGCTTATGGCTTCAAATTTATTCGCGATGATAATTGAAAATCAGTCCGGTTTTCCTCTGCAAACACGAATCCCCAGCCCATATCGTCTGCCGCCATGAGCACTGCAACCGATATGCTGGCCAAATACCTGGCCGCTGAAATCGCCCTCCTGGAGGGTAAAGAGACAAAGTTCGGCGACCGCAGCCTGCGTATGGAAGATTTGCCCAGCATTATCGCCGGGCGCAAAGAATGGGAATTGCGCGTGAATTCCGAGCGCGCCAAGGCCAACGGCGTTAAATCCATTGGCGGACTATCCACCTCGGTTGCCAGTTTCAATAATGATCCGCATCGCCGCTCTGATCGATTCAATAGCAATTCCGGCTTCTGATCGTGGCGAATAACTCCAACAACAAATCATCCATCAGCATCAAACTCAATCCGGTTGACCGTCTGGTCTCCTTTTTTAATGCCCGCGCCGGGGTGAAGCGATTGCAGGCGCGCATGGTGCTGGCGCAATATGAAGCGGCCAGACCATCACGGCTGCGCAAGTTCGCCCGCGATCAGCGTTCGCCCGATCTGCAAGTGCGGCAGGGCGCGGTGGCGTTGCGCACCCTGGCACGCAATCTGGAACAAAATCACGATATCGCCCGTGGTGCCATGCGCACGATGGTGAATAATTTCATCGGCCCCAACGGCATCGGCATCGAGCCGCAACCGCGCAAAAAAGATGGCACCATCCATACCGAATATGCCAAAGCATTGCGCGATGCGTTCCGCGACTGGAGCAAGAAGCCGGAAGTCAGCCAACGCCATAGCTGGGCAAAAGTGCAGCGTATGATGGCCAAAAGCTGGATTCGTGATGGCGAATGCTTTGCCCAACAGTTGATCGGCAACGTCAAGTTTCTCGACCACGCCACCCGCGTACCCTATTCGCTGGAGTTGTTCGAAGCCGATATGGTGCCGATGGATTTCAACGAAAAGAAAAAGAACATCCGCCAGGGCATCCAGCGCAACGCATGGGGCAAGCCGACTGCCTATTGGGTGTGGCGCAGTTTTCCGAATGATCGCGCCGCGCTGACACTTAGCACCAACCTCAAATCCATTGATGCCACCCGCATGATCCATGTTGCTGCACTGGATCGGATTGGCCAGCTACGCGGTGTATCCGAATTCGCCAGCGTGATTGAACGCCTGGATGATATCAAAGACTATGAGGAATCCGAACGCATTGCCGCCAAAGTCGCCGCCGCGCTCACGGCTTATGTGAAAAAAGGCTCGCCGGATATGTGGGATGGCAGTGGCACCCCGCAGGATGAAAACGGCGTACCGCTACCGCGTGAAATCTCCATGGCTCCCGGCACCATCATTGATGGATTAGCCATGGGCGAAGAGATCGGCATGATTGATAGCAATCGCCCCAATGCCAATCTGGTCGGTTTCCGGCAGGGGCAACTCAAAGCCGCCGCCGCCGGTATCGGTGCGGGTTATTCCAGCATCGCCCGCGATTATAGCGGCACCTATTCATCGCAGCGGCAGGAACTGGTAGAGCAATGGGTGAATTATGCCGTGCTTACCGATGAATTTGTGGGGCAAGCAGTGCAGCCGGTATGGGAATCATTCGTGCTGGCCGCGCATCTCTCCGGCGTGGTGCCCATGCCGCGCGATCTGGAACCGAACAGTCAGGATGACGCGCTCTTTGTTGGCCAGTCCATGCCGTGGATTGATCCGATCAAGGAAGCCAAAGCCTGGCATCAGTTGGTTCGCGATGGTTTTGCCTCCGAAGTCGAAGTGATGCGCAAACGCGGCGTGAACCCACGCGACGTATTAGAGCAGCTCGCCGCCTTCCGCAAAGAAGCCAAAGAAAAAGACCTGCTACTAGAATCCGATCTCGCCAACGGCATGAATGGTCAAACCCCTTCACCGCAGAGTACGCAGAGTAACGCAAAGGATAATCAAGGCAAAGATGGGGGGGGGCAAGTGGATAACGTTGATACTGTCGAAATGCTCAATCTCAAACAGCAGGCTGATGCGTATGGTGTTGCCGTGCGTGCGGGAAGTCTCACGCCTCAAAAGGCAGATGAGGAATCTTTCCGTGAAAAAGCAGGCTTGCCGAAAATGAGTAAGGACGCAGAAGAAGCATGGGCTGATGATGGCGGAACCCGCCGCCCTATCACATTACAGTCGGGTGATGCGTTCACCACAGAGCAGAATAATCTCACAGCCACAGATACCGGCGCATCTGATTCCGCATCCCAAGAATCATGACTTTGATTTTCCTTTGCGTCCTTTGCGCCTTTGCGGTGAAAGATTTTGAACTTATTAATTTATTCCGGTTTTTGTATGGGAACACGAATCCACCGCCGCAATGATTGCGCCATGATCGGCCATTGCTGCAAACAGAGGTAGTCAGATGACGACAAAGAAACCATCGAAACCAACCGCATCAAAACCAACCGCCGCTCCGGTGGAAAAATGGTACACCATCCGCAACCGCGTTGCCGCATCGGGCGCATCCAGTGCCGAAGTGCTGATCTATGGTGATATCGGTGATAGCTGGTGGGGTGATTCGGTGCTGGCAAAAGATTTTGTGCAGGAGATCGCCGCCCTTGATGTGGAGACCCTGAACATCCGTATCAATTCGTTCGGTGGTTCCGTATCCGATGGCCTAGCCATCCACAATGCCATTGCCCGTCACAAAGCAGCCACCACGGCCACCATTGATGGCGTGGCTTATAGCATTGCCAGTTTGATTGCCATGGCAGCCGACAATCTGGAAATGGCCGAAAATGCGCTGCTGATGATTCATGCGCCATGGGGCAGCACGGCAGGCAACAGCAATGATATGCGTGATTTTGCCGATACGCTCGATACCTATGCCTCTGCCATGTCTGGCAGTTATGCCGCCAAATCCGGCAAAACCACTGAAGATATCCTCGCCCTCCTGACCGATGGCGTTGATCACTACTACACCGCCGAAGATGCGCTGGCCGAGGGCTTTATTGATGCCGTCGTTTCAGCCATGCCAGTGGCGGCCAGTTTCAATCGTGATGTGCTTGCATCGCGATTCAAAACCATGCCCGGTGCGCCAGCCGCCCCGGCTGTGGATAAAAACGCGGCAGTTGTCGCTCAAACCAGCAAGGAGAAAACTATGACTACAAAAACCACTCCTGCTGCACCGGCGCAGGCCGCTGCAACAGCAGATGACATTAAGGCAGCGAAAGCCAAGGCAGCAGCCGATGCGCTTGCCGCAGATGCGGATCGCCGCAGCGGTATCAAGTCCGCATTCAGCAAGTTTGAATCCGTGGACGGCGTGCCTGCACTGATGGCCGCTTGTGAAACAAATATCGAATGTTCCCTGGCCGATGCCAATAAGCAGTTGCTCGCCCATCTGGGCAAATCATCCGAGTCTGTCGCAGGCTCGCACGCCGTTGTGATCGAAGATTCACGCGATAAATTCCGCGCCGGGGCTGAAGCCTCTGTGCTGGCACGCGCCAATATGGGCAAGGATGATCGCGCCAACAATTATCGCGGCTTCTCCATGATGGATTTCGCTCGCGAAGCCCTGGCAGTTGCGGGTGTTGATGTGCGTGGCAAGTCCAAGATGGATGTAGTCGCCGCCGCCTTCACGTCCGGCAGTGATTTTCCGCTGTTGCTGGCCAATGTGGCTGAAAAAGCCATGCTTAAAGGCTACGATGAAGCGGATGAAACCTTCCAGCAATGGACATCGGTCGGTCAGCTTGGCGATTTCAAGCCCGGCAAGCGGCTTGATCTGAACACCTTCCCGGCACTCGATAAGGTTGCCGAAGGTGCCGAATATAAATATGCCAACATGGGCGAACGCGGTGAAACCGTGCAGTTGGCCACTTATGGCAAGCTGTTCTCCATTACCCGTCAGGCCATCATCAACGATGATCTGGATGCCTTCAGCAAGATCCCTCGCCGCATGGGTCGCGCTGCGATTCGCACCGTTGGTGATCTGGTCTATGCCATCCTAACCGGCAACCCTGCGATGGCTGACGGCACGGCATTGTTCCACGCCAAACACAAGAATCTGCGCACCGCAGCTATCCCAACTACCTCATCTGTCGATGCCATGCTCACTGCGATGGCTACCCAGAGCGATGGCAATGCCACGCTGAATATTCGCCTGGCGCATCTGCTGGTGCCTGTCGCATTGCGCGGTGCATCGTCTGTTGTGGCCAATTCCGAGTTTGAAGTTGGCACCACGGCCAAAAACAACACCGTACCGAATAGCGTGCGTGGTTTGTTCGATGTCATTGCCGATGCCCGTTTGGATGCGGCCAGCCCAACTGGCTGGTATGGCGCAGCCGATGCAGGCATCACCGACACCATCGAAGTGTCCTACCTCGACGGTATCCAGACCCCAACCCTCGAACAGCAGGGCGGTTGGGAGATTGATGGCGTTGAATTCAAGGTACGCATCGATGCCGG